ACAATATCTTGTAAACCCGTCTCGTCTTTTATGTCCGTAAATCTAATAACATATGCGTTTCTGGCACTAACTTCTTGATATGCGTTTCTATTTTTATCTCTATGTTCATCTGAAATATCTATAATAAAAATTGGTAATCCAGGTTCAATAAGTGCAAATGTGCCATGTTTTAAAGATGATGTCGAATAGCCTTCGGCGTGAATATAAGAAATTTCTTTTAATTTTAGAGAACCTTCTTTTGCAATGGCCTCATCGCGCCCCTTCCCTAATATGAAAACTGAATCATGATGCATAATTGTTTCTGCAATATGTTTCGTAACCGTATCATTTGTTATTATGTTCTGTATTTGAAATGAAATATTTCTCAAGTCTGATATTATTTTACGACGTTTTTCAATCGCCGTGCCTCGATTTTGTGAGAACCATATTGCAATCATGGCTAAAACAATACATTGGTTTGTGAATGATTTCGTAGATGCGACTGCGACTTCGCGACCTGCGTTCAAATATACTCCGCAGTCTGTCTCTCTGGCGATTTGCGAATCTATCACATTTACTGCACCAATTGTTATTAAATCATAGTCTTTTGCAATCTGTATGCATCGGTGTAAGTCCTTGGTTTCACCTGATTGAGATAACATTATAATAGCCGTTTTTCCTTTTTTGGGTATGTCTTTTATGTTAAATTCCGCTCCGTCATAACATACTACCGTATCAAATATGTCGAGTGATTTATAAATATCTAATGACCAAAGACCTGCATTAAACGATGTACCGCAACCTAAAATAATCAGATGGTCAACTTCTAATAACCGCGATTTACAAGTATCTAGTCCACCTAATTTTACAGATACATTGTTCTCGATTCTGCCGCCATTATTGAGCGCTCTATTAATAGAGTCAGGTTGTTCTTGGATTTCTTTTAACATCCAATGTGGGCAATTTGCTGGCAAAACATCAATTGACGTCGTCGCCTTTTCATTAATCGCATATCGTTGAATATTTTTATTATATTGTATTGATTGACCTTCTTTTGTTATTTCAATAATATCATGGTTATCAATAACAATATATTTTTTAATATAATTGCCAAATGCGATATGTTCGCTTGCAACCATAATAAATTCCTCGTCCATTCCTAAAAGCAGGGGCGACCCATTGCGAGTTATCCACATTTTATTGGGAAAATCCTTATGCACTATTACTAGTGCCCATGTTCCTAATAATTTAGATATAGCATGTTCAATTGCCCTTTCCATTGCATGTCCGTCATCTAAATATTTGCCTAATAAAACTGATATTACTTCTGTGTCTGTTTGAGAACGAAATTCATACCCATCCGCTTTAAGTTCGGATTTTAATTCTTGGAAGTTCTCGATAATGCCATTATGAACTATGGCAATTCGGTCTTTATTGTCATGGTGTGGATGTGCGTTTATATTTGTTTTAGAACCATGTGTCGCCCATCTCGTATGACCGATTCCAATAGCGGTGTCCATTTTATTAGTTGAAAGATTTTTTTCTAATTGTTGTAAAGAGTCGTTTGTATTAGTGGACGCGAACTTATTTGTTATTAAAGCGCCATCAAGAACACTTGTTACCCCTGCTGAATCATACCCGCGATTTTGTAATAATTTTAGTCCAGACAATATGTATTCTAAGAATGGTTCTTTACCTAGGTATCCAACTATTCCACACATGAATGTTCTCAATTTAATAGATGTTGAGAACATTTTTTATTCAGTATTACGACCTATAAAAACTGAATGAAATCCCAATGATAGTGGTTCGTTCAATGGAATTTCAATTTGTTCATATGTATCTAAATTTATAATCAATAAAAAACTGGTTGATGCGTTATTTATGTCAAACGAATATGCGAATAAATAATAACAATCATTTATGTTTTGTACTGCGGGTTCACCACATATGAAACGATTTTCAAACTTAATATGCTTTATTATGTTAAGGTCCTCACAAATAATAAACCCATTGTTAATTTTATTTTCTAGAGTCCTAAACACTGTTTTATTTCCATATAGAATCGGAAAATCAATATTGAGTTTTTCTAATTCAGGAGTTTTTATAATGTTCACTGACTTGTCGTTTTTGTTTATTGAAACCAATCTATATTTGCCGTTTATGTCTAAATCAGAGAAATCCATTTTATCGTATAATGGTGCATAGATATCTATGTGCGTGATATTCTCTTTGCAGTTTGCGTAATGAAACATATATATACCGTTGTAAATGTAGTACGTGGTTGTTTCATATGTATTTTTATCTAATACGTGAATAAATGTTCGTTGAGATTCTTTTAAACTTATTGGCATTGGACTACTAAATACTGCGGTTGGTTCAATACTAAGAGGCGAATCAAATATTATTAATGATTTATCTGTTGACCAAAAATCATGTATGATTGGTAAATAATTCATCGGAAGTTGATTACTAGACATTATCGAAAGGTTTTGCGCCAGTTTAAAATGTGTTATTGACTGAGTAAAAATATCATAATCAACTGTTTCAATAGTCTTAATCTCCTTATTATATTTTGAGTGTGCTGAGAAATGTTGTATATTTTCTAAGTTGACCCGTCCAATTGTATTAACTGTTTTATTAAAAAAATCTATATTTATTTGGTATGGCACGTCTCGTTCATATAGGGCATATGCAGTTTTATCCACTGAAATAATAACCGTATTTGCTAGACCAAGTAGATTTGGCAGCGCGCGAATTTTACTGAATGCTCCAAATATAATTTTAATTAGAGGATTATTTGGTATTCGACCATTTTGTTCTTCATATAATAATTTTTCTGTTCGCACAAAATGACGCACGTATGTTATTTTTCCATTATCAATAAATACTCCTTGGATAACCCCATCGCCGGTAAATAAATCGTAAATATTATTAATGGTTTTCATATTTATGTCTGGACCAATTAACCCATAGAAACCATTTATTTTTTTTATTGCTGCTAGATGTTGTTCAGGAACATCTATTTTTTTATTTACCTCTCTATTGGCGATTTTGAATGGTGGACCAAAAGGCAGGCGAATAAACGCCCGTGCACATACAACAATCAATAAAAAAAAGATATTCATTAGTCTAGTTTATATAAACTCAAGATTTTATATACATTAAGCGGTTCCATTAAATATCTTCAATATTTGGAGTTTCCATGGCGTATCAATATTGGGTATGTTTTCCCTAAGCGCGGTTTCTAATGCGAGCCAAAACTCTGGGTTATTTCTTAATTCAGGTGCTTGGTTCCAAAGGTCTTTATCATACCTCTTTATATTTTTGATTATCGCAGTTTCATCTTCTGGAATCACTGCGATAATCTGGGCTAATATATCATTAATATGTGGCTCATTGGTCGAACTCATTTTTGTTTTTATAAGAAATGCACATTATTTATCCAGAATCAATTTTTTATAAAATTATCATCATATTATATAATGAAGGTATTTTGCTCTGGGTCATGTAGATTATTAACTACTTTTGCAAATAAAAATAACATAGATGCTATACATACTTTGTATGGGCCATATTTTGACGGAACCAATTTTATAGGAAAATATCACGACACGAAGCAACATATACAATTTATAAGATTTCTAAAGGGTGAAATTGATTTTGATGATAATGATATTAGAAAACGTATTCTTACTTGTTATAATTATGAAAAATGGAATAGACATGGAATTCTTGAATCAATGCATACCATTCCTAATAAGATTGCGAATTTAAGAAATCAAATAGACAATTGTGATATATATATATTTGAAATATGCTCATTGAAAATATATAATTATAAAGGATTTTACACTCAGTATGAACAGATGCCTAATAACGATATAAGTGATTATAACGTTGTTATACAAGATAAGTTAGACTTATTTAATGATTTGTTTACGATTAAGAATTTATTCCCAAATAAAAAAATCATCTTTCAATGTCATTTTAGACCAAATGTTATTTATAATGACGAAACAAAAGCTATTTCAAAAAGAGAAACTATTTATGAAGTGCTTTTAAAATTTTGTAATGATAATGAAAACTGCTTTTTATACGACCCGAGCAGAGTTCTAATCGATAACAATAATTTTTTTGATGGCGATAATCATTTTTACGAAAATGGTTATAATGCAAGTTTTAAATATTTATGTGATAACTACATCTTTATTTAGTTATTGTGAAATGCAAATAAACATCGCTCCGTTTAGTCACATCATATACGTTATTAGTATTTATTTTTGATATGCCTTGTTCTTTTAATACGATTGTCTGAGTCTGTTTCATTTTTAATAATTTTGGGCATACTGCTACTGTATGTCTTCCAATATAAACATTAATTTCATCTTTTTCCCATAAGTCATCAATATTGTATTTGACTTTTACGCGTATATTATTTACATCGTCTATTTCTATGTTTTCTGGCAGTATTGGGTTACATTTTATATATAAATTACATCCTGAGTTATCATATACTAATTCATGATGCCATAAAGGAACTATGTATTTACGATTATTTACCGTGAGACCATATAAATTGTTCTCAAATAAGTCATCCAGTGTTGGGTTTAAAATAATACACTCGTCCCTTTGGACCTTAGACTTTATTATGTCCTCTATTTTTTCAATAAACCCCTCTTTAAAATGGAATGCATACTCATATTTTTTAATTAGTTCGTAGATTTTTATCAATAATGAATGCTCTAATTTTTCTAGTGTTTCTAGTGCATTCTTCTCGCACATATTAGATATGCGCTCTAATATTGTATAAAATAAATAGTTTCCTGTCTCTGTTTTGAGAACATTTTTAATGAATGAAAATAAAACCCATTTATAAGAACCCTTATCGACACTTTTTTTATCTTCATCTGAATCGTATGTATCTTCGTTGTTATAATCCATCAGATATTCATATGCTGAATGTACTTCTTGGAATTTTGCAGACGCATCTTCTGATGGATTTTTATCAGGATGGTACATAAGTGCCATGATTTTATACTGTTTCTTTATTTCGCCACAGTCATAACTAGATTTTTCTTTAATATTGAGAACATTGCATGCCTTTTTATAATTCATTGTATTTCCTAACCTTATTTACTATATAGAATATAATACTCTCTAAATGGTATATCGGACGATAATTGTTGTTGTAGTATTTTAAAAAAGTATACGTCTTCTCGAGCACATCTGATATGTCTTTTTCAGATAAATGACCACTTTCGATAAAATACTTTAGTATATACCATAAACAATCTACCATATCTAAATTATAGGTTAGTATGTCATATAACATATCGCGGAATTCAGTAAAGTTTATTTTTTTATCTGATAAAATCTCGTTTATGATATTGTCACATATTATATTAAATACGTCATTTGGTAATTCTTCTGTGCTATTTATTAGCGAAAAATAGCGTAAATCCTTAATATTCATAATTCCGTCCAATTCTAGTTCACTAACCATTTTTTCTGATTGGTTATTTGATTTTATCCTTGTTTTATAATCTGAAACGCGATTTATGAATGTGCGCTTTTCGATTGATTGTGGTGCGAATTGTTTAGATATTTCTACGTAACCTTGTTTTAATGGGCGGCCTATATTTACTACTTGGCATACATTAATTATGGGCGTTGGTAGGAAACTTATATGCTCGGTTAATAAAAAGAATTTTATTTGAATATTTGATTGTGAATGGTTATATTGTTGCATATAACTATAAAATATCTCTAATAATTCAGTGTGTATCAAGTGGAAATTTTTACACATAATTATTCCGATTTTCTCTTGTTTTACGGATATGATATCTACAATCTGAAAAAATATCTCATGCCATAATATTTTGGAATTACACCCTAGGAGTGACATGTCTATTTCATAATGAATATCGCTGAATCTATATACATACTGCTGTTTTTCTGTATTTGCCAATATTTTTTTCTCATATTTTAAATCACTAGGACTATACTTTTTTAATAGACATAGCGCCTGGGAGTACTTTCCCACGCCCGATGGGCCATAAATAATAAGGTTCTCTAGTTTATTTATTTTTGATGGGAATTTTTGAAACACATCGCTTAGTTCCGGATGTAAATTGTGTGATTCTACTGATGTAATATAATCGTCAAAATGCGTCTCGTAATATTTCATTGTTTTTTCTATAATCTATGGAGAAGACAATGTATGTTTTTATACGCATTTTTGTTTTGTTTATAATTTTTTTACCCATGTCATTATTGATTACTTGAATCTGTTGGTATCATTAATTCCTGTCTTGATAGTCGCGATAAGTATCTTCCATCAAATACTTGTTTTCCTGATATTCCCATAAGTGCCAATGACGCAGCTAGTGTAAAGAATAATGTTAAGTGTCTAGTTACCGTATTGTCGACGGGTGATTTAAAATCTATGTATGTCATTAGCATGGTAAAATTTATTTCTAACAATTTTCGATAATAAAATAAATTATATAATATGCAAAACCCTAAGCAAAATGAGGCTATCATTAATCGTTTTATTGTTTCTAACATATCCGCGTACTGTTTTGGCAAATTTATCGGCGCACCTGCGGCCTTTTCAAATTTACCTTTCAAATTTGTAATAACCATTAATATGAATATTAATAAAACTGAGTGAAGAACTGTCCCTGAAATTACTGCAAATATGCTTACAAACGTGACAAAATTCAATGCCGACTCAAACATTTTCATTAAATCGTTTGATGCGTAAAAGAAAAATGCTAGATTTACCACAATCAATAAAGAGAAACCTATGATTTCACTAAATTTTTGATAAATAAATACGAAGCCGATTATATATAATACGAAAAATGCAAAATAATTGAGAACCGCTATTGATGCTGCCATTATTCCTTTGATATATGTCCCGAAAAATTTATTGCGGAGTAGGTAGTTTATATGTTTCGCATAACCAGTTTACTAGTGTTTGTATCTCGCATGTCAAAAACCCCTGATTGAATTTTTTTATGTCCAGAAATTGTGGCTTCTTCATATCTGGGCGTTTATAAAATACATATACACCATACTTTCCTTTTCGTATACTCATAACCGTATTCAGCACTCGTAGAGCCAGTTTATCTGTCTTATCTGGTCTATTCTTTAAAAAGTCTTGCACGTCTTCTAGTGTTATTTCATCTATTGTTTTTTTAATTGTTTTTAAACTTTCTCTCAGCATTTCATTACCATTTTCTTCGGGGTTTTTCCATTCGGCGTAAATGCCATATTTGCCATTTTTTATATATATGTCTTCGCCTTCGTACTTTCCTAAACATCGCGACTTTATTTCTATTAGTTCTTCCAAAGCATATTCTTTGTTTTTTAGTTTTTCTAAGTCAATTTCTGGCTCTTTCTTTGCAGGTAAGTATTCAATCGTGCCATCGGCTAGTGTATGTTTTATGGCTGGACCATATCGTTCGAAAATATATTCATACCCGTCTTCTATTTCATAGGATTGTTTTTTTATGTTTTTAATTGGTTCTGATAGGCGTTTTATGTCTGCGTAACACGTCTTGCAAATATCTGACCAAGCCGTGGTTTTTCCAGATGATACTATATCGAGTTGTTCCTCCATTAGTTTTGTGTATTCATATGAGAACAATGTTTCGTAATATTGTAAGAGGAATTCTAGTGTTACTATTCCCACTGATTGGATAACTAGTTTACTTTTTTCGTTTCCAAATACCCGCTCCTTTATAGTTTCTACTAACTTGTTATTGGCTAAATCGTATTCTTTACACTGCACTTTTATGCCCTCTATATCGGTCTTTTTAACATAACCTCTATCTTGTATTGTTTCTACTATTGTTGCAAATGTCGATGGCCGACCTATTCCCAGTGCTTCTAATTTATTAATTAAACTTGCCTCAGTATAGTGTTGATGTTTATTTCGAACTACAACTGAACTTGTTATGCTTTGGTATGGACACGGTTTCTTTGAATCAATAATAGATTGAAAATATGTTACTAGACCGGAGCCCGAATTTTGCTCGCGCGTACTATCGTCCGCTTGTTTCTCAGATACGATTTTCCAACCATAAAACACGGGAATTTCTATGGTATGTGTGTATTCATATTTGAGCGGGGCCGTAATTTTTATCTGACGGTTTTTATATTTTGCCTCAGCCATGCAGCTCTCGACTGTGTTCTTCCAAATTAATCTATATAGAGATGCCATTTTTTGGTCATCCGCCTGAGTTATAGATGTAGTTTCTATTTGGGTTACACGGATTGCCTCGTGCGGGTTAGATGAATCTTTTAATGATATTGCGTCAAAATCGCCCAAGTATTCTGGTTTTGAGAACTCTTTGAGAATATATTTTTTTGCTTGTTGTTCTAAAAAAACAGACGAATATTGAGAACTTTCTGTGCGCATATATGTAATATATCCACCCTGATATAACTTTTGACATATTTCCATTGTTGTTTTTGGTGACATATGTAGTGTGTTACTAGCAACTTGCAGAAGCCGCGATGTATGAAACGGTTTTGGTGGCGACTTTGTGCTTGATTTTTCTTCGCCGACTCGTAATATATGTTCATGAGTCTTTGATTTTTCCATGAATTCGAGAACCTGTGCATCATTTTCAAACTCTTGATTTAATGTAAACTCTATGCCTCTTGATGTAAATTTTCCCCTTATTTGATGTCTCGTTTCAATTGAGCTAGCTTCCTTTTCCTTTTCGTTATCATACACTAGTCGGAGCGCAGGCGTTTGGCATCGCCCTGCACTTAATGAATTCGCCTTGTTGTTATAAAGGTATT